GAGAGTTTGGCCAGATGCTGAATGGCGGGAAGATCCGCGGCAGTCGCAAGGTCGGCCAGACAGCGCTGGCAATACGCAGCGCCCGGACATATGAGACTCTGCTGGAAGGCCGCGAAACGCCATGGGAGGCAACAATCCGGCTGGCCATGAACGAGGCGGAACGACGCGCTGCGGCCAAATGAAAAGGCCCGCTCAATGGCGGGCCGGTTATAAGGTGGATGTGGGCGGCTTATAGCGCCTTCCGCCGCAACTCTATTGCAGCCAATCGCAACCCGGCAGCACTGGCGGCATGGTGTCGCTCGGCGTAGCGCGCCTTCTCCTGAATGTCCTTGCCGACTCGAATGTCGTCAGCAATCTCCCGTGCGCCGCGGCCATGCTTATCGTGCCATCGGGCTGCAAGCTCGTAGGCGGTGGCGAGGTCGGTCATGACGCATCAACCGGAGGAGCGGGAAGAGGCATCCAATGCGTTGGCTGGACAAACTCTTTGCTATCAGCCGGATCGGTCCATCGATAGCCGTCTGGGTGGTCTTCCCACACAGCCGGGCATTGCCGGTCCTCTAACACGGCTTCGGGCCAATAGGCCCATATCCATGTGCCGTCCTTCGGGGCTGTTTCGATTGGTTGCCACTTCATACCGCCACCTCGCTGAATAATTCCGTCGCCACGCGGCCTATATCCTCAAAAATCTCGGCCCAGATGTACGAGTCCTCGATGCCAAGTTGGTCGTAACGAAACCCACGCTTGTTTTCGAGCGATCGCATGTAGATGGCCCGCCCAACTTCGCGGTTAGCGTTGCCCGTCGGCACGTCGTAGTAGCTCACGCCGCCATCCTCCTCACGGTATCCTGCAAATCCAGTCGATCCCCGTCGTTAGCCAGCACCGCATCAGGCTCCCAGTCCATGCTCTCCGACGCATGGCCGCCTGACAGCCCGCCCCTGCCTGTCAGCCGAACGACAACGCCGCCCAGCTTGCGCACAGCGTCAGCCTCATTGGCAAAGCGGCAGTCGTCGCAGACGACGCGCCCGCCACCGTCCAGAACCTCAAGGGCGGCGCGCTCCCACAGGCCAACCCAGAAGTGCGGGCCGATGCAGTCGCGCCCGAACTCTGTGCCGAGCATCTGCATGAACTGCCGCGGCGATTTGCCCTGTAGCCAGTCAACCGGGCGCTCTTTCAGGTCGCCCTCGATGTGCCTATCAGTTAGCCCTATTGCTTGGCACGCGGCCTTCAGGGGGCCGGCAAACTTTATCAGCGTGTAGCCCTTGTCGACCAGGTATGCAGCCGCAGTGGACTTGCCGCTTCCGGCTGGGCCTGACAGGGCAAGTATGCGGGGAGAATTGTCGTTGGCTGGCTCATAAAGGTGGAGCGGCCCGAATGTTTCGACTGCGAGGTTGGTCATCAATCATCCTCCGTCAGAACCATCAGCGCCGCCTCATATCGATCACGAAGATGTGGCGCGCCGGGGCGCAGGTTGTCGCGAATGTCAGCTATCTTCACATGCCGGGCGATATGGTTGGCTTTGCAGCGCACGATGAAATCTTCATAGGGCTCACCGCCTCGCCGTGTCATCGCGTCAACAGCGGCACTCGTTTCCTCACCAAACAGAGCAAGAATATCACCTAGGCCGAAATCGCCGTCCTCCACCACGTCATGCAGAACAGCGGCGACGCGGCACGGAGCGGCCACAGCGAGCATCACCCGAAGCGGATGGAGAATATACGGCTCGCCATTCTTATCGGTCTGCCCATCGTGCGCCTCAACAGCCAGTTGGATTGCTCGTTCAAGATCGGTCATTCCCGCCATGGCTTCGTCTCCAATTCGCCGCTGCGGACAGCTTCGGCCATGCCGATAATTTCAGACGCCTGTTCGGTTTCGGTGTGATTCCACCGGACACGAAAACCCAGGCCAAGAAGCACGAGCGTGAATTCCAGCCCACCCATGATCTTGTCGTGCTCGACCTCGATGTGTGCGAAACGGAACGTGTACCAGTTGCACTTCTGGAAGAACTGAGACCACTCCTCGATCCAGTCGAAGTACCAGCCCGTGTAGCTCATTCGGTTGCCTCCAACGGCGCACGGCTCGACATAAACAGCGACGTGCGCTTGAACGTAGCAAGGCCGACCTCATCAATGGCAGCCAGAAATGCCGCCATCAGCACTTCACGCATTTTGTGGCTATCCATGCTCAACCTCCAATTCCCTATTCCGAACACCCGACACAACCGGCTTGAACCTATCGGCACGAAACGGCAGGTCGTCGCAATACGCAGCAGGGTCTTCGCCGCGCTGCAATTCCACCAGCCTGACGCCCATGTACGAGCCGTCAATCGGATGGTTCCATTTGCCTCGCCATGCAATGGTGTATTCTGCCCCGGCGACAAGCCCTTGCGGGCCGACGCCGTAGGGGAACTCTGCGTTGGTGCAGATCACGCGATCGCCGGGTTTCATGCGGCCCTCCTCGCACGGATAATGCGTCCTAGGTCCATCATGGAGATCTCTTTCGCACCAGCCGCTACGGCTAGCGCGCGCTTGGAAAGAGCAATATCGAAATGCTCATGCGCCGTGCCCGCCTTCTGAAGCCATTTTCGCGCCACGCCGATCCTGTCGGCCATCGCCAGCAGTTCATCCGTGCTGTCGGCAACCATGTGACACATCTTCATGCGCCCATAGGCGGCGCGCATATTGTCGACGTAGACGCTCAAGCCGCCATCCTTTCCGCCTCACCGCCGCGCAGCACCTTGGCCGCCGCGCAGAACACATCCCAAAATCGTTGTGTCATCTCATCGCTGCTATAGAGCGCCCCACGCACAAGCTGCCCGTTGTGTTGACCTACGGCGTTGAAGCAGCGGTTGGCCGCCTCCTCCAGCCCCTGAGGGCTGTAGCCAGCGCGCAGCAGGGCCGTGGTGGTGTATGGGAGGAGGGTCATGCTGCCAGCCAATAACCGAGCCAAGCCAGCCCGGCGACTGGCCAAAATGGCGATAGCAAGATGGCAGATGGACCAGCCCCCATTGCAATTCCTACGCCAGCCGAAACAGGAATGCCGACGAGGTAGGCGGCCGCCGCAAGCGCGGCGCCAATGTCAAAGGCATCATCCATCACGCCGCCTCCTGCTCTTTCCGAAACTGATATTCCCAATCCGCCCGGCTCGCCTCGCGGTCGTGGCGGGATTTAACTGCATTCAGCCCCTCCCGAGCCTCATCGTGTCGCAGGTCCATCAGCCGCCGAAACTCTGCCGTGAACTCAAGCTCGGCTACTTCCGGTGTCCAGTTTCGCAGGTAAACACCATCAAGCCCCGGTCCCGTCGCATACCATTCGGCCACACAGGGAGCCATGTTGTCGCGCTCGTTGCCGATAATGGCACTGTCCGCCTCATGCACCTCGGCAGGCATTCGGCGCGGCAAGTCGAACTTGGCGCATATCGCGGCCATGACGGCAGCTTCGGCCTGCCTGTATCCTTCCAGATACGGTTTCACCGGGCGAGGCACGTCCACAAGGTAAGCCTCGCTCGCATCATGCAGGAGCGCCCAAAGCTGTGTTGTGACCGATGCGCCGCGCCATTTGAAATAGCGCGTCAGCAGCACGGAATGCTCCGCCACGCTGTAGAACCGAAGGCAGTGGCCAGCGAACCGACATTGCATCGCAAGCGCGTGCGCAATGTCCTCGATGAAAACCTCTTCGGGGCGCGGGTCCATGGGCCAGAACTGGCGGCCGCTGTAGGTCTGGAGCCAGTCGCCCTTGCGAGTGGATTCGCTAGCCAACCTCAACAGCCGCTTTGCGTCGCTCGGCGTGAAGTTGTCATTGTCGCCCTCGACGTGATTCCTTGCCATGAAGTCCACATCCGCCGTCCGCGGGCTATGGACGCTTTCCGGGCATGCCATGTGTTTCTCCTCAATGTGGTAGCCGCCTTGGTGGGGCGGGTTATCGGTAGAGGTGTGGCCTAACGGTCTTTGTACTTTTCTCGAACCGGATCTGGGTGCACCCCGTGCTCGCGGCACGCCTCGACGTAATACTTGACGCCGAACGTCAGCATGTACGCAATTGCATCATCGTCGTACGACCCGCCCAGCCCTCGCCTCATCACCGACTTTACGGTCTGGCTAGGATTTTCTTTTCTGCCCAGAGACTCGGTCAGTCGAAGTCTGCGAAGTTTGTACGCCGCCTCTCGAATTGCCGTGTCGTGGATGGTGTACCCCCGCGTCATACGGGTGAATTCGTCTCGGCTACTTTTCACGCCACAGCCCCAGCTATCGGATTGTTGTCATTAGCTGCCTCGCGTTTGGCAGAACCAGCCACCATGCCGGGGGTGAGCGTCAAACGCGCCACTTCCCCATGTTCCGCGCTGTACGTGATCACCTTGGCTGACCTTCCAGACAGCCACCCGCCGTTGGCGGCGTAGGCATCCGGTGCGGCAAGCGTCTCGTGCCGCTCCACCTTCATAAGATTGGTNNCGTCTGAATGCAAGTGACCAAGGTGCGCGTAGCTGTACTTGGTGCTGCCGTAGATTTCGCGGTACTTGCCGGCGAACACTGAATCTACATTGTTCACGTTTCGGCGGTGGCCGTGATGCAGGAAGATGGAAACATTGCCGTGGCGGTAGGCGTAATATGTGCCGGCCGAATCGTCGACCGTCACACGCGGCTCGTCCTCATAGTGCGCTGCGATCCAGCCGCGCATCCATGCCTCACTTGCCGGATCGTGGTTTGCGTCCGCCATGACGATATGCACGTTCTGGTGCTTGGACAGCAGCCGGCGGATGATCTTGCGCACAACACGGATGGCAACCCGCACCATCTTGTCGAACCGGCTATCACCGTCGAGGACGTGCCGATTTGTCGGCGTTACCGACTCAAAGCCATCCCAATGCAGGAGGTCGCCCAACTGCGCAAGGATCGCAGTGCCCGATGCCGGGGCCAAGTCGATAGCGGCGGCGAACCAGTCATCAACCAGCCTTTCGGCAATGCTCAGATCGTAGTCATCTCCGCCGGTCT